TACCAGAAGCAACATTACCTGCTGCCCCAACTGCACCAGAAGCAACGTCACCTACTACACCAATTGTGCCACTAGCAACTTTACCGATAGTCCCAGTAGTTTTTGATACTGAATCACCTACAACAGTAGAGTCACCTTTATTGGTCAAAGTTCCCGATCCACCATTTCCGCCACAATTTGTGCAGGTTACGTCTTTGACACATGCAGGACAACTTGGACATGCTGGACATACCGGAGGAACAATCTGTGTTTTCAATATATAATTATTTAAATCAAATTCATCTTCCTCTTCTTTTTCCTCCGCGTCTTCTTCATTTTCTTCGTCTTCTTCTTCTTGTTCTTCTGCTTTATAATTCTCTTTATTTTTTTCATGACTGGGATTAAATCGTTTAAGATTTTTGATAGTAATTGCACCCATTTCATCTTTTCCAATTAATACAACTAAAGTATCAACGCCATGTGACATAGTCATCACAGTATTCCCCCCATTTGCATCTTCATACATATTAACGGTCAAGTCTAATGACTTATATTTATCTTTATCACCAAATTTCTTATCGCTATCTTCATTATCTGTTTTATTAATGGTAATTTTATTGCTATTGCCGCGTTTATATATATCTAAAGATTCATCAGAATCAGTATCGATTATGATATTTCCATTTTTCTTGTCATATTTGACATACTGGCTTAATTGATATACTTTGCGTTCTGTATTGTATAGAGGTTCAAGTACATCTTTATTATTATTCTCATCAGCATCCATTTGATAATCACTAACAAATAATTCAGAACCATTCATCATTTTACTGTATGCAACGGAAGTATCATTGAAATAAAAGGATGCTTCATTTGTAACTGGTTCAGTAGATAGATTCAATACATGAATAAACGTTTTTTTACCCCATGGCATGTAAAGAACATTATATTTATCAGTGTTCATGCTTTCACTTTCGTATATAATCGTTTTTTTTGAAGAATTTAATTTTTTTGCAGGAGGTTCTATTTTTTGATCTACAGTTGAAATCTCATAGGTATAAGCAACATCTGAATTTCTAGGAACGGTGGTTATATTTGTGATAGAACTACCTGCCATATCTACATTTCCAGTAAAACTTGTAGAATCTACTTCAATTAGATTGCCGTTCGTATTATCAAAAAACATATTGTCGTATAATTTATAGACCTTACCATCGTTGTATTGTGGTATTACGTTTTGAGTGGTTGCATCTTCACTTTGTAAAAATGATACAAACCCTTCTCTTTGAAAAAAGGAATTGTTATTAAATACAATAAGAAGTACTAAAACTAATAACAAAAATAAGATAATAGTCAAAGGAGTAATCTGGAATCTCATTTCAAAATACAATATATAGTATATATTGAAAATATATATACCCAAATATAGTAAATAAAATTGAATATTCATAATATTATTTTTAAGGATAATATTATGAACATGCCTAAGAAAGAAGCCGTACCATTAGAACGTTTTTACGACGATGCTAATAAATATGAGATTTGTTTGGATGAGGCGGGTCGTGGGTGTTTATTTGGACGAGTATATATAGCATGTGTAGTTTTACCTAAAGAACCTACTATGTTTGATGGAACAGATATCAAAGATAGTAAAAAATTCAGTTCAAAAAAAAAATTAAATGAAGTTGCTGAATACATAAAACAAAATTCTTTATATTGGAGCATTGAGTATGTAGATGAAAAAGAAATAGACAAAATCAATATTTTAAAGTCTGCGATGAAGGGCATGCATAATTGTATCAAAAATTCACTGAATCATCTTTCAATAAGAGAAAATGCACGCACTGATGATTTTACAGCAGTAGTGGATGGAAATTATTTTACACCATATATGTTGTTTGATGAAGACAAACAGGCACTGGTCCAGTTAAAATCAACCACTATAGAAAAAGGAGACGCTAAGTATATGGGCATTGCTGCCGCAAGTATATTGGCGAAATCTGCTAGAGATGGCTATATAGAAGAGTTGTGTGACAAATATCCGATATTAGATGAATATTATGGATTAAAAAAAAATGTAGGTTATGCGACTAAACTGCATAGAGAAGGTATAATTGATCATGGTATCACACAGTGGCATCGGAAAACATTTGGACAACTATGTCGTGAAGCACCTTTACATATGGTTGTCGAGTAATGTTCGTAATCTAGGAAAGAAAGCCATTTCATTTAATAATTTTTCCTTAAATATTTTAATTTTTCCAATTCGTTGAGACCACCAGTCTTCTTGAATAGCCTGCTTAATGATTTGATATGATTTTTCAAAGTCATTCATATCTAACAATACAAACACATCACTATCTACATATTCATGTATATCTGGACAACCATAATAGAATACTAAACTTTCACATAAAATGGGTTCCCACATTTTTTCTGTGATAAAACCTTTCTCATAATTATTTTCCACCATGAAATAATATTTATAAGGCACAATTGCATTATGTTTATCTTGAATCGTCATTTTTCCTTTATAATTGGTTAATTTTAACTCCTCTATATTGCCAAATATATTAATTGGTATATCATTTTTTTGATCTAAGTACTTCAGAAAATCAATTCTTGCAATATGCCCTTCATCAAAATATTTATTACTGGATACTGATGATATAGTATCTGCTTTCGTATATTGCAAATTATTTAACTCATATGGATTCATATTAAATTGCCAAAAAACATTATTATATGTGTTAGAATTCCTCCCGATAACAGCTAAAAAATCATCTTTATTGGGTTGTGCCCATTTCCCCCAGGTTTTTATACCCCATTTTTTGTTTTTATCCTGCACCCATGGCTCCATTTGAAATATAACAGTTCTCTTTTTATCAAAGTATTCATTTCTAAACGGATAATTGATTATAACGTAAAAATCTATATTCTCATTTTCCCATGTAATCTCTATATTTTCCCACGAATAATCAGTATCGCACATATGCTTCCATTCATCACATAGTTCTTTAGAAGTCGCCCAATTACATATCATTTTGATTCGTATCTTACGAATGTTTGATAGTGATTTATCTATTACGAACTTATCAAGATCAAACCTTGCGTTGTCATTTTGAATATCGGTATCAATTTGTTGTCCATTTTCGTTCCATTCTGAAAATACCAGTTGCGGATTACACTCATAAGATTCCAATTCGCTATTAATTAATATTAAATAATCTATACCATGTTTTATACCATTTTTTTCTATATAATCAATCATTTTTCTAGCACCGATTTTATTGATTGAATATCCAAATGTACCTCCAATATACAACTGTTTGTTTAACCGATTTACATGTACATTTTCATTATCGTTTTCGTATATTTTTTTATGTTGAATTCTATATTTCTCAAACATGGAATAACCTAATAGTAAGTATTCTCTTGACATCATGTCCGTTTTCAAATTAGACAAACGTTTATAAAAGTGACTACTGGTTTTGATATCATCTTCAAATATTACATAAAAATCGTGTTGTGTATCATTCAATAATTCTTTCCAAAGATTATAATGAGATAGAGCACATCCAATTACTCCTTTTCTACTACCGAAATCATTCCCATAAAACATTGTGGCTGCATTTGCATCTAACTCAATCGTACTTCCATCAACCGCTTTAAAAAAATCCCAATTTTCTAAGTTTTCTTTTTGAAAGGTTCTATTCATATATTCTTTCCTATCACGTCTTCTTTCAAGATTAACGACCTTTATATGCATATTTTTATTTTCAAATTGGTCTTCTTGATTTAATGCATATGCATTTTTGGTTTCACTATTTTTTTGAGATGTTAATTTCCCAATGTGTATATGTTTTATCTCATTCAAAAATATTGATTTATATCCAAGATCTTTATATTTATTCGCATAATCCATTTCAAAGAACTGATTTTCAGAATCAAAGTTGCCGATATATTTTATTGCATCAAATTTAATTATAGATGGGCGGAAACTATAATGTGGCCAATAATGACAGTTTTTATAAGAATGTCTGCCTAATTTATAATCGTGTATAACTACATTGTCAATATTCGTGTTTCTTGCACCTTGTATGCTGTAATCGCTGATTGTTTCGGCGTAATTTACATTTAATAATATCTGCTTTACATTCTCATTCTGGCATAATTCCAATTTGCGGATTGTGTCGCCAATATTAATCTTACTAAAAAATAGAAAATCGTCTTCAATATGAAACCAATAAACTGGGTCTAATTTCTTTAATTTTTCATAAATTATGTTCATACTGGTGCGATGGCCTTTTTCACTATCTGTTTTCATATAATAATCTATCCAAGGAAACATTGTACTCATTTCTTTTCTATCTTCAGTCGTTGAATTATCATCTACACAAAACCAATAATCTACCATATCTATATCTTCAATCTGATTTAACAAACTTTGGACGGTTTGTTTGAAGAGATCTATTCTTTTACATGTTGTAAATGTTAAAACCAATTTGGGATTTTGACGGTTCTCAAATGAACATAGTTTTGGTTGCGTGAAAAAAGGTTTATTTATATTAAATAAATATTCCCATAGAGTGGTCAATTCAATACAAATCGGTTCTGTGTTTTGTTTTTTATTATGGATAAATGTGTTTAAATGATAAAATATTTTGAGAGAGGTGTCATTGTGTTTGATACATTTTTTATAAAATAATAAGTTCTTGTATGTTTGTTCTAACATATACGAATCAATTATTCCTTTCTCAATTATACTAGTAGAAATTTTATAACCTTCGTTTATCTTGTTTAAATAATAGCAGCTTATTGATGAATAAAATGCAAGATGGTCGTTATATACATTTGAAAAAACAAACAGTTTATTGTGAGTCGTCTGCTTATATTCTTTGTAGGTATTATACAGCATATTTACTAATGAATGAAGTCCATGTTCTGAAGCCAATTTACATGCAAATACCATGCCCTCTATTCTTTCATTATCATATTCAATAGATTTCATATAATAGTCTATTTTTTTGAAGTTGTCATCATGCAGTTTCCCAAGCATAATACAACTATAATATTTTTCTTGCTCCCATGATGAAGATAAGGTAAGTACTTTGGAATACCACTCTATTGCATTGCTTTTATAATTAGTGCCTGCATCTTTATAACTTTGGGCACAGTAAAATGCATATCTGGATGCTAATTTTGGATCTGTAAATTGGATACTCTCATGTGCTTGTTTTAATGTATTCGCATCATTTAAATACTTGAAAGTGTCTTTACTTCTATTCCCTTCTCTACCGGATTGGATATGATAATTACCGGTTAATATAGTTTCTGTTATATGCGGTTCGGTTGTAGATAAGAACTCATGTAATACACCAATAAAATTCCATTTTTTACTATTGTTCAATAAAAGAGGACGATAATAAACAAAACTGTCTCCAATCTTCAGATTATATTTATCAAATGTCAAATCCACTGGCAATATTAAATCACCATGTATTTCATCGTCTGCATCAAATACTAATACATATTCTGATTTCCCATAAGCTAATTCTAATGATTTTGACCGGTTTGTACCAAAATCTCTCCATTCGTGGTCATATAATTCCCCGTCTATTTTTTTAGATTGAAAAAAAGTTAGAATGAGATCTTTGGTATTGTCACTGGAACCTGTGTCACATATTACATAATAATCTATTGGAACTTTATTTAATAATTTGTCTAATTTGTCTGTGATAATATGAGATTCATTTTTAACAATCATATTCAGACATAGTTTAGGAAGAGTTTTCATATGTCGTAAATTGTTGAGAACTTTTTAAACAATTTTTATATCATTATATATTAATTTAATGGCCTTTACCAGATTTCATGATGATCCCAATCGTATCAAAAAACAATTAGAAGAGAGTACTTTTCACGGCAGATATTATTTGAACACACCTGGACCTGGAATGGATTTACCTTTTAATGAGGACCCCCACGTTAGATTACAAAAATGGGGAGCTAACTTACAAACAAACACTGTGAATTTAGAAAGCGATCTATATGGTTTAACCAGAACATATAACCGCGATTTAAATGATAAAAATGATTATAAAAAGCACAGTGCTAGGAGTTCTGTAAATAAATATCGCACTGAAATGCCAAGAACAGAAGAAAGTCGTGCGAGTCATCCAGCATGGACATACAAAGATTTAGAACATTCCAGATGGGAGTCGCCCATTTTAAATCCACAAAATGATTTAGAGAGAAAATTTGATTGCAATATTCAAAGTCGCATTTTAGAAAAGGATAATTTCCAACCAAAAATCCCTGTTGTAGGAAATAACAATTATTATTTATCGGGACCAACTATGTGTGTTGCAGGCAATGAGAAAGAGTGTCCTGGTTCTTCTATACATTAAATAGACAAATTTATAATATGTAAATATCTTATAACATATTATATATTATAATGGAATTAGCAATACCAGGAATAGCCTTAGGATTATTATATATTGCGTCAAATCAAAATAGAAATGAAGAAAATATAAATGAATCTTTCACCGCTAATAGTTTGCCAAATACAAATATACCAAACCGAAATTATCCATCAGAAGAGCCTGTTATTTCTACCGAATTAGATCAAACGTCTTCTTTGTCACGAGTGAATCGGTATGAAAACAATGGTGCTTATACAGATAAGTATTTCAATTCTAGAGAAAATAAAGAGATGACTGATGGTGTAGAACAGCCAGAATTTCAATCTTTAACTGGCGAAAAAGTAGGCAGCGACTACTTTCAACACAACAATATGGTACCATTTTTCGGTAGTAATTTACGAACTGTTAAAACAAATGCGAATACTAATGAAGGCATTATGGATAGTTATACCGGGTCTGGATCACAGATTATTACCAAAAAAGAACAATCTCCATTATTCAAACCGGATGAGAATGTACAATGGGCAAACGGAGTGCCTAATCAAAGCGACTTTTTCCAATCTCGTGTAAATCCCAGCATGCGAATGGCTAATGTAAAACCATTTGAGGAAGAAAGAGTCGCACCTGGTTTGGGATTAGGATATACAAATGATGGTGCTGACGGTTTCAATTCGGGCATGATGCAAAGAGAAAGCTGGATGCCCAAAACTGCGGATGAAATGCGTGTTGCAACAAATCCTAAAGCAGGAGGACATTCGCTAATTGGACACGAAGGTCCTGCTATGAGTAGAATTGCAAACGTTGCTACTAGAGAGCAGATGGGTGTAATGGAAAAAAATCGCCCAGAACGTTCATTTGCATTTGATGAAAGAGATATTAATAGCAAAGGCGACATTGGAAGACTATTTACAACAGGTGGTGTAGAAAAAGGCCAAACTCTTCATTCTATTCCTATAGATAGACATGTTACAAGACCCGAAACCACAACCTCTTACACTGGCATAGCCGGTGCAGACCAGGACGCAAGTTATGTGCCGGGTGAGTATATGCCTTCGCATAATCAACAACTAGGCACAGTCCCATTGGGTGTAGCAAATGCAAATAGTCGTAACCATGCTACCAATAGTGATTATGGTATAAAATCTAAAATGGCTTATCCTAATAATCGCACTTCTAATAAACAAGACGGTTATTTCGGTATGGTAAGTGGAGGGCTTGGTGCAGCAATCGCCCCATTATTGGACGCATTAAGACCCTCACGAAAAGAAAATGTAGTAGGTTCTTTACGACCATATCAAAATGCAGGAACAACTGTGCCCAATTCTTACATTTTCAATCCTGCGGATAGACCTAACGCAACTATACGTGAAACAACTGAAAACTCTAAGAATCACTTAAATGTAAATGCAAACCAGAACGGTGGTGCATACCAAGTTGCTGAACAACAAGTTGCCTATACAAATAGAAACGAAACAGGAGATTTTTATTATACTGGAGTAGTTGGTGCAACCGATGGACATCGTGAAATGAAATCTTATGAAGCTATTGGAAATCAAAGAAACAATGACATAAAATCTAGTACAATAGATGGACGTTTGACAAAAGGAAATATGTCACTATTAAATACCGACATTAACATGCGCGAAAAGACACGCGATGAAAAATTAAAAAACAGCCGCGACATTGTCGGAAATATGCCTTATTCAGCACCAGATGTTTCAAATATGGGACGTCTAGCCGGAAATCACAATAAGTTGCCTTCTAATGTTGATGCACAAAGAAACGATTGGGATATTACCGCCCAATTAAAAGAAAATCCTTATGTTGTAAATTACAAAAACGGATTGTAATTATGATACGCCATGTTGAATATAAATCATTTTTATCGTACCTCCAAGTTCATTCTTTTTCATAGTTTGGCTGGTATTTGTATCTTGACTCATTGTACTTTTGTCGTCAGAAGATTCACATCCATTATTATAGGGTGTTTGATCTAGATAATTTGCATCTATATAATCCTGGTTATTCTTTGTTTGGTTATTTATAATTTCTTTCAATTCATTTACACTGTTTTCCAACCTATATATTTCATTTGATTGATATTGTATAATAGATTCCATTTTAGTAATTTGAGTTTTCATTATATGCTGCATATCTCTATATTTTTCAATCTTATCTCTTTTTTGTACAAACTTATTATTCATTCTATTTATATAAACAATAAAAAAGTGTTTATATAATTAAAATCATTTTTATTAGTATCTAATCATTGCTATTCAGCAATTTGCACATATTAATTGCTTCCAAATTATGTGTTGGTTTAATGAATAGTGATTTTATCATATCATTGTCGCGAAATCTAATAGTATAGTCTTGTTGAATATTATTGCGACCAACACGTCCCATGGACTGATAGATTTTCTGCTGTGAAATATTAGATAAATCCTTTCCGATAAACCCATGACAGAATTGATAGTTAGTGCCATATATATAATCTGTACTCGCGATGATCATATATAATTTCTGCTCATCTGCTAATTGTTTCATAATTTCCATGTATTCCTGATTTTTATGAAATTTGAAAGTACCTATACCAAGTAACATTAGCATTTTATATTTATTATCAATGTTTAGCTGCATCACCCTCTTTGCATTATGCTCGCCTATATCCGATACAAATGCATTTTCAATAACGTCCTTTTCGGGTGCCCATATATTTTGATGAGGGATTGTATTAGGTACGTACATTGGGTCCAACGAAACCATCTTTATCTCCTTCCGTAATCTATTGATTTCACGTGTCCAATTTTCAGATTCATTGGACAACCTGCCACTCTCACGACTGGATACAAGAGTATTATTATCTGATAGTTTGCTTTCTTTGTTTTCAATCATAGATTCAATATTCTCTATTTTTGATACGAGGTCACTATTTTTATGAATTTTTGTCATGATATTATCAAATATTGTTACGGGAATTTTTGTTTGTTGAACATAAAACTGTCCAATCTTATCAATTTCATCTGTCAAATAAATAGTGGGCCCATCGGTAAATGTATAAGCATCGCTGGTTGTTGCTAAAAGTCCTCCCGTATTTCTTATTTCGGTATTTTTATTANGATTTGTTGAAAACACACTATTTATTTTTTGAATAGAACTCCCTGGTTTTGGTACAGAACCACTATCTATACTTTTCATTTTTTGTATAATTTGTGTATTAAATCTATTTGTTCGTGTAGACATCATATATTCGTACAAATTTTTCCAATCACCTTCGTCTATGTATGATAACAATTCTAGATAGTATTCTTTCAAATTGTTCATATTAATATCTATCATCTTATTAAAATATTCGTCTAGTTTCATGCTATCACTTATGGCGATGTGATCATTTACATACTCAATAAAACGAATTATCTCACGGAGATCAAAATATCGCAAAAGAGTTTTATTGTTATTACAGTGATTTACACATTGTAACATATCCATGTAATTTTCATATAGATAATGGGGCAAATCGCAATACCCATCTTTATTCAGAATCGGTATAGATTTCTTGCAATCGTGACTAGCTATAGTGTGAATTTCAGAATTATCAAACTTTCTGGTATAGTCATCATATACCGATTGTATCTCATTTTTGGCGGGCATAGTTGCACTGGATAGAACCATAGTAGAAATCTTATTTTCCTTCCAATTTTTATGGATAACATCGTGCAATTCATGATTTTCATAATCCATAGTTATAGTAGGTTCATCCCAATAAGTGACCACGTTTTCTTGATTATTAAAAGCCAACATATAATGCATAGCGGTTAAATATGATTGTACATCGCATATCATGATTTCTACATTCGTACCAACCGAATTATCAACTTTCCCTATTCCTCCAGAACGTCTATTAATTGTATAATCTACTGCAGAATAATAGTGCAATCTAATATCAGAAGCGGTATCACATCCAAATGCAAAAGCAACCTTTTTATTCACTGATATGGCACTTTTTGCTAATGCCAACCCAATATGTCTAGCCACACATACAAATATGATTCTTTTCTTTTCAGATATTCCAATGGGAGACAGAGTTTTCCCAGTACCAGTAGGTGCAGTGTATAGAATTAATTTGGGATTATCATTATTGTTAATAATCCGAAACAGTTGTCGCTGATGTGGATAGAGTTCCCGATCTTCATATTTGATGAGATAGGTATTTTGTTCAATAAACTGGTATGCATTTGAAATAATTTCACTCGTTTTTGTAAATGAATTTCCCCATTCAATAGTTTTATCAATATACTTCAACACAATGGTATTGATATCGGCAATGGATGTATTTCTAATTTGTATCAACGTATATAAATAAAATGCGTACTTTTTCTTTTTTGTATATACATTTTTCAGCAGATTATGAAATAGATCTATTAATAAATATTCAAAAATTCGCTCCTTGTTGTTTTTAATAGTATTTTCTGAATTTTTGATACGAATAGAGTCGCTATTTTTCATATGTTTCATGGCGGAACCTTCCAAAAATTGCAAACCAGTCAAGTTTGCAAGTACAGAACCTTTGGCGTATTTATTAATTGATTTGTGAAACAACTCTTCAAAATAATTTTTGAATATGAAATATTCTATTTCTGAGTTTTTTTCTATTTTTGTATAAGAGATGAAAGTTTGCGTTTTATTTTTCTTTATATTTGGTTCATGAAACCCTTCAACAATCATAGTCAATACTTCTTTTTCATTTTCAGAAACAGGTTTCTCAATGGTTTCCCATTCCGATTTTGATAACTTAGTTTGGTTTAAATCCATGATTAAATAGTGTAGTATTTGAAATATATAATTTCGTTGGTTAAATATCAATTTTTATAACATATCATTGAATAAACAATATATAATAGAGATATTATATATTCTAACTATGTTCTCATTTTTTACGCAGAATAGCATAAATAAAATATCATTTGAAGATTTGCAATATGCAATTAGATATCCAGAACAATTCATTATAATTAATACACTTTCGGTAAATGAACAAGATTGTTTGATACCAAATACTGTGAAATACACAAATGAAGAAGAAATTATTAATAACATGATCTCAATGTACGATTTAAAATCTAAACATATCATTATTTATGGAAAAAATGCAAATGATGAATCTTCCGAAAAGAAATACCAGCAAATTCAAAAACTGGGATTTTTATACGTCTTTCTGTATTCAGGAGGTCTATTTGAATGGCTACTTTTACAAGATATATACGGCAAAGAAGAATTTCCAACTACCACCTATACCTTAGATTTATTGAAATACAAACATGCCCGAACATTCAATGGAAGACTTCAGTAGTCTATTTCCATGTTCCAAAATATTTATGTTGAGCATAATTTCCAAAATATTGTCTTTTACCATTGTCTAATATATGAACTTCTTTTTTGTAGGGACTATTCATATATATACTTGAAATGTAATCAGGTCCTGTTGTTTTATATACATATTCATCGTCATTGTGATTAACACGCTTGACTATGTTATTAATATTTTTATGTATGTTATCAATAATCTCTTTTATAAATTTATTATTTGGCTCTGCTGCGAAAGCATACTGACCCAATAAAAATGGCTGTTTATTGATATAGTATTCTTTATAGCGTGCATGTTCCCCATGTTGTTTTGTAATGTATTCATCTATTGGAAATACAACCCTGTGATGCAAAAGATCGTCCATATTTTCTAAACCATCCATGTCTAAATCCATGTAAAAACCGCCATAGTGGTAAATTGCAATATAACGAAAATAATCTATTTTTTGGATTTTAATAGGCAAGTTTTTATACGTTTCGTAATACTCTGAATAGTTTGATTTCAAAAAATATTCAATATCTTCATCCGTAAATAATTTATACTCATAATCTGGATTGTTATTTTTAATGTTTTTTATCAATGGTATATATCTATCTGGAATATTATTTGATTTCCATGTCTGTATAATTATCTTCGGTATAATTTGCGGTAGAACAATCTTTTTATCATTAGGAGGCTTGTGGGAAAATTCAAATGCAATTATACATAATATTACAAAAACAATGAGTCCAAATAATATATACATTAACTGTATATGATAGTGAAATATAAAATATTTACACGGTATCTATTAATACTAGTATTATTATTGGGAATACTCTTTTTGATTTTTAAGAATACTATCATAAATAAACAGATAGAAGGTATGTCAAACCAATTTACTGCAGTAATAGTTGAACCGAGAGAACATAAAGCATTGGAATATGTACTTGAAAATTTCGCAAAAAATCTAGATAAGAATTGGTCTATTCTTATTATGCATGGAAAAACGAATGAAAGATACGTTAAGGATATTCTGCACAAGAAGCTAGGTAAGTATAAGGGACGAATTTCTTTATATAATATGCAGGTTGAAAATTTATCAATAGAAGATTATAACGATTTGCTTACATCTCACAAATTCTATCAACGCATTCCAACTGAAACATTTCTGATTTTCCAAACAGACTCTATTATTTGTGAAGAATGCAGTGATTACATTAATGAATTTTTAGAATATGATTATGTAGGCGCACCTAATAAAGAATGGGTAGGCAATGGGGGACTATCTCTGCGAAAGAAAAGTAAAATGATAGAAGTACTGAATAAAAATAAAAGGATGCCAGGAGAAAACGAAGATATTTTTTTTACAAAAAAAGAAAATAACTTATACATTCCTGATTTAAAAACTGCCAACCGGTTTTCAAACGAGGGGAATTATTCGCCCAACAGTTTTGGTGTTCATAAGCCGTGGTGGTATTTCAATGAAGATGAATTGTACAAAAAGCAAACCCACTGTCGTACATTAACTAAGCTCATTGAACTAAACAAAAATTGACGATGAATTATTTGTCGTTATAATAAGAAATATTTAGTATCTCTTGAATATATAATGAGTAACCCCACAATTATTTCTATCGAAGGAAATATCGGTTCTGGAAAAACAACCATCATTGAAAACTTGCAGAAACGTTTCCAACACAATAAAGAAGTAGTCTTTCTAAAAGAGCCAGTAGATGTTTGGAATTCAATTAAAAATGACGATGGGGTGACAGTACTAGAAAAATTTTACGAAAATACTGAAAAATATGCTTTCCCATTTCAAGTAATGGCGTTTGCTACGCGTTCAATTAGTATTAAAAATGCAATTAGAAACAATCCAGATTGTAAATATATTATTTGCGAAAGGTCATTGGAGGCAGATAACAATATTTTCGCAAAAATGTTAAAAGATGACGGTAAGATTGAAGATATACAATATAAAATATATGAACACTTTTATCATAATTGCAAAGATGAGGTAAAGCTAGATGGGGTAGTATATATTGATTCATCGCCCTCAGTATGCATGCAAAGAATTAATAAGCGCAACAGAGACGGTGAAAGTAGCATTGAGTTAGCATATTTGCAAAAATGTTGTGATTATCACAATGCGTGGCTAATTGACAATAAAGACAATTTGCAGGTGATACACATTAATACAAACGAAGACGTTACCTATGACGAAAACAATAAGGACGATACGGGGAATGCATGGATTCAGTCCATTATGCAATTTATAGAAACAGTGTAACCGCATATCATATCAAGTATAACAAATAATATAGTGTCACTAAAACTATATTATTACAAATCAAAATTCACAATAATTTTTACCTTCTCTTTTTTTATACATTTACAAGCTGATACAGATAGTTCTTCTCGTTTTTTTCTTGTTTTTGTATTGTTATCGGTTGCATCTACTGAATTGCGTTTTTTTGACGAACTGTTATGATTATTCATGTCATTTTCAATAGACTGATAATTCTGTTCAATGTACTCTATCACATTATTTTCAATTGCCCATTTAAAAAAATTTAACTGTCCAATCGTTGTTTCCATATGCTTTTGAGCAAATGGTATAGTTATACGTTCCCACCTACAAAATGGATCAAACCTTTTTTTAGAATAGGCTCTTAATTTTAATTTGTAATCATGATATACTTTGAAACGTGTAGTTAATGGTTTATCTCCTTTGGTTAGTGCTAAATTATATACCGTATAATATTTTTTCGCATAATTTGTAACAAACCAATCTACTATGCGAAGCGATATTTTGGTTTCACCATTGATCACGCTCATCATGGTTTCTACATGAGTTTCGTTTTTATAAAAATTAGTTAGATTATCCATTATTAGATCATTTTGAGTATGTAAAGATGTTGAACAATATACCGACATTGTTTGTATTAGTCAAAATTTATTTATGCTTGTTTCATTATAATATATATATCAATATATAGAATGCCGTCAGTTATTATCAATGACAATAAATTAGAGAATATAATGGACACTTTAGAAGGCGATTCACTAACTAACAATATATCAAAAATATCGTTCATGTTTGTAGCATTTCTGGTAATTGCGGGTGGATATGCGACTCAAATATTTTCATGTAGTACGCAACGTTTTTTGAGCTCAAATATATATGGGAAACATTTAATAGGTATAGGTTTGATTTTTATGTTTATCATGCTTGAAGGTGGGTGGGATTTTAACAAAACAGAACTAAAGAAACATGATGTAGATTGGAGCAATGGAAATTGTTTTCATAGCATGATATATGCTTTTGTGATATATGGATTATTTTTACTTTCATCTAAAACCAGAATACTATGGAATTCTATTTTCTTTTTTTTATTATTCGTTCTGTATATTACAAATACACAAAGATTGTATTACTTTAATCGTAAGTATATCAAACCTGACATGAATAGAGATATATTAAAGGGTGAAAAGGTGGTATTATATTCACTGCCATTTATTTTGTTAGTAGGTGTTGCCGACTATTATATGTATAAAACAAAACAATTAGGCAAGGATTTTAATTTATATCATTTCTTTTTAGGCAATCCTATATGTACGCGTTTGTAAAATTGACATTTTTGATAGTTTATGTAATTTATGTAATTATATATAAATTACCATGCCACCGATTGATATCAAAGAAGACCGTGAGGTTCGTCTTATTTGGGCGAAATTTCAAAACTTATTGTCAGTTCATAATAAATCAAAACCAGCGAATTGTATAGAGTATAGTCTAGACAAATGGGAGCAGGTCCGTCAGGAATTAGAAGACGAAATGCGCAGACGAATTGCAATTGTTCGTAAGCGTGCAAGACTTGAACGGTTAGCAAAAGTGAAAAACAACACACAAGACGATCAGAATACAAATTCACATTCGGAAGATAAATAGAAAAAATGTAATTCTTTTGAAAAGATAGTTTATAAATATTTAATGGGATTAAATATTTATGTAATATTTTTTATTTTAAAGTTGTAATTAAAATGCTTAGTTGCTGTAAGCAGGGCCAGCCATGCCAGACATTACGCGGAGAACGTTGTAATTGACGGCATATACACGGACCTTGGAGGTCTTTACACCAGAGACGGCACCGGAAGAAAGGACAAGCTGGAGGACAGCATTGTCAATTCTGGAGAAATTGCAACTGCCAGAAGGCTGGTGCTCCTCGGGGCGAAGGGCGAAAGAATACACATTAATACCAGCATCAGGAGCACGGGTATGGTGTTGGTAAGGCTGAACAACGTCAAAGTAAGAACCCTCACGCTCGGAGAAACGATCCTGTCCGTTAAGCTGAAGCTTAGCAGTGACAACAGGGTTCTCACCCCAGCAATGCATGTCAAGGGCAGTCTCAGCAAGCACGAATGTACCGGCATCAGAGAGACTGGAACCAGCAGCAGCTCCTTCCTCCCAAGTGGCGTTAGCACCAGCAGCACCAGCCTTGTCCATCTCAAAGAGTCCCTCGCTATTGATGAACTTATCGGCACCAGATGTCTGGGTCTCACCACCGAAAGCATGGACGGCGTTGGGGAGAGCATCAATGGCATCAGTGTAATTAAAGGGCTGAGCACCAAGGGTCTTGTAGAGTGTCTCGCCACTCTCAAGAGAAGCACAGTAATCTACATTCTCATCAGGCTGAACAACCCAGATAAGCTCCTTACAGGGGTGGTTGAAGTTAAGCTTGATCTTATTGGAAGAGGAACCAACAGATTCGTCACCTGTGAATTGAACCTGCTCAATGAGGTACTCATGAGGGTTCTGGGCCATCTTGCGACGCTCATCGGTATCAAGGAAGATATAATCAACGTAAAGAGAAGCGGCAACAAGAGACTGCTGGTAAGCAGCACTCACTGACTGGGTACCAGACTCACCGGCAAGGTCCTTTACGGCCCAGAGGCACTCACCAATGGGGCGGAAATCAATGTTGATCTTGACCTCGTGGTACTGAAGAGCAATAAGAGGAAGGGCAAGTCCAGGGTTGCGGCAGAACCAGAACTGAAGGGGGACATAGAGAGTGGTCTCAGGAAGAGCATTGCGGGGGGCACATACCTGGGCAGGGCCTCCGGAAGAAGCACAAGGTCCAGAGACATTGGCAAAGTTAGGATCAGTGATGTAGGTAAGGGCAGTGGTGTTGCCGATCATCTTGTGGTATCCAGACTGCTGCTCCTTAGAGAGGGTAAGCTGGTTCCAGATGTGCATCCAGTCACCGTACTGACGGTCAATGCGCTGACCACCGATCTCAACCTCAACCTGAGCGACGAGCTGCTCGCCGATGAAATCTAACCAACGGGCATAGACGGCACCAGTAGCACTCTTCATCTCCTGGTCAATCTGAGGAAGAGTGACCTGAAGGTATGTGCGGTAGGCAAGATCACCATTACGGCTGATTGTGCAGGTTACACGGCGGCCGAAATCAGCCTGACCAGAGAAAGTCTGCTCAATAGACTCCATAGCGAAGTTAGTATGGCGTCTGTAAGACACCTTCCAGAAAGTAATCTCGGGGGTTCCAGTAAGGAACACGTCTTGGGCGCCATAGGCGACAAGTTGCATAAGTCCTCCAGCCATTTGTCTGTAGTTATACAATAGAAAAAGAAATTAATTTCAGAAAAATACGAATAATTCTTTTTATTTTTCTTGCTACTGTTTTTTCCTAAATTATTATTTGTANTTACAATGCTATTATGTATTTGTTGGAATTAANCCACAAATACATATGTTTTGGTATTTGTACAGACGATGAGTGCATTAACTAGCCGTCTTTTTATAATGCTACTTACAATTTGTTAGATACACATTTGAAATCCTCATTTCTCATTTTTCCAGGTGCACACGGTTTTACACATCGGTTTGTGTTTGGATTCAACTCTTTNCCCTTTTTCATACATTCTTCCTTTTTCGTTACAACCAGTTTGATTTTCTGGGTTTTATTTGATTTTTTTGCAGATTGTTTTTTTGTAACACATCTGAATTTATCATTTCTAACTTTTCCTTCTTTGCACTTTACCACGCATTTTTTTGTATGTGGGTTGTAATCTGACTTTCCTGGAGGACAATTTGTCGCAGAAGAACGTGGCGTGAAAAATGTTGATACGGATAAGGTCGATGCGATTTCTATACTTTGTTTTGAAGGACTCGGACTGACGGAGGTATATACAATATGGTCGTTTAATAATGCGTTATAATCATTATATAGCTGTTTATAATCTGTTTTACGTTTGAAAAAATTAGGTGTACAATATTGTTTCATTAAGGCTTTTGCATCCTTTACAAATTTGTCGTCATAAAACATGTTGTCATTCAATATAGTTGAAAACATTTGCCAGAATGCCAATGACAAACTATATGTATCAAAACTATTCGCTACTCGTTCTAAAAACTGCGGGTATTTCATTTTTTCCTTATATTGAGAACATGTGTCTTTGTTGAAAAATTTTTTATTCGCACAACTGAGTTCTGTTGGAAAATTACTCCACGATATAGCCATGTCATTCTTACTTTTTTTCGCGGTTTCTATGAATTTGTCAATTCTGTTCATTAGACCAAAATCAATATATTTTGCTTTTCCGGTTTCAATATTATAGACCATATTTTGCTTTTTGATATCATGATGTATGATGTTATTATCAACAAAAAACTGTAGCCCTTTTATTAAATTCAATATAGAGGTGAAAAATACCGATTTATCATGATTGGACAGTTTTGGAAATAATTTGAATAAAAAATGATGTATATCCACTCCTCCGTCGTCTAATAGTAACATTGATATTCCAGAATAATCATTATAATAAGCTATCTTCCGCTTTACTGGACTTGCATCACAATCTTTAATCATTTTTTTGAATGCGGTATTTAATTTGGGCTTGCAAACTTCCGGATAAGCCATGGCAAATTCTTCTATTCCGGCCATATTTTTGAATATTTCCATTTCCTTTTGCTCATGTATTGCATCTTTATCAGACATTATTTTGGATACTTTATCCGTGTAATCATGTTTTGTTTTACATTCTAAACTGGGTTTTACTACACATCCATATGAACCCTGCCCAATTAATTTATTTTCCATATATAGTTACTCTACATACTTTTTACTTTTATTAAAGGTTCTCAATATCAGAAAACAATATATTGGTTGAAAAATTAGAAGACACGAAAGTTTCTAAATAATTTGCCTGAAATATTTCTCTCTTATTCTCGTGTTTTTTTGTAAATACATAAGAGTCTTCATTTTTTTTCACAGTCCAACCTTGGTCCAATGCATTCGCTATAAATATCATCTTTTGGAATACGGGCGTATTTATTTTCAAATTTTCGGGCAATTCTAACGATATGTCTTGTGTCATTGTATAGCAAATATTTAGATACTGTTTTTATAAGTTTTACGAATTTAATGAATTTAATGTATTTAATGTAGTTATAGTATATAAGCATGAATACTCCTGAATATCATTCAGCTATCTATAAACTCAATTCTAATAAACAAATCGCTACACGTGTATGTATTAGTGAATACAATTGTAATCTATTGCCCAAAGAAATGGATTTTCAAATTTTAGCCAAAATATTGTGCAAAATGCAAAATATATGTTTCAACGATCGTAATGTAAAAAATAAAAACAAAGATAGGATTGTAGAATTATTTTCAGCAAAAAATGACAAAACATTAATAGTGTCAATGTCTTTGGGTTATAAAAAATACGAAACTGATTTTGAAAACTTTATAGACGGAGGGGCAGCTACCGTTCAGAAAAGTAATCAAGATTTTTTACAATATCAACAACCATGGATTAACGAAGTTTGTCGTGCAAAAGATAAAGAAGTGAAAACAGATAAATCCCCGGTATCCATAGTGATGGATTTGATTGAAAACTATATTACTAATTCTTTAATGAGGACATCTAAGAAAATAGATGGAATGTATTTATATGTAGAAAAAAATCAACCGGAAGGTCGTAATCCAGAATTCTTAATAAATTATTATAAAAAATACGGATTCGTAGAGATAAAGAGTGAAGATGATGAATATTATTATATGAAAAAGCAATTGAATCATAATGTGGAAAACAGAACTTTAAGTAAAAACAGAACTTTAAGTAAAAACAGAACTTTAAGTAAAAACAGAACTTTAAGTAAAAACAGAACGTTAAGTAAAAACAGAACTTTAAGTAAAAACCCTCATTAAATATGTAACTGTATTATATATTGAATGGCATACAATTATTCTATAGACGCGGATAATGAGAGTTTAACCAAATGGAATTCAGGTTTGAATCTTGAAGATATGGATCATGATGCAGGAGCTCCAAATAATACGTTATATAAAGCATGTAGAGATTCATTATTTGATGATATAAATTCTCTTGAATATCCGGATTTAATGTATGTAAAACCGATTATCATTTCTAAGAAAAATTTATACACTAAGCCACAAGTGATATTAGAAAATTATTCTATACGTGATACTGAACCAGCATGGAAATTAAGCATGGATGAAAAATATACACCAGCGTATTATTTTGATCCAGCATCCAGAAAATACCCTGTAGAATTTCCGGAAACTGTAACCCGTTTACACAATCAAACAATTAATCTGAAAAAATACGGTCTGAATATTACACTATCTTTTAAATTAATAAATAATTTTTTGAAAGAAACAAATAAACCGACTGTACTAGCAACAACTATTAATATAAATAACCGAAACTTCAAAGATAAACATACTGAATATATACATAAAACTGGATATGCTATGGGTAAAACGAAATCTGGGAATCAATTATTAATTCCTAATCGTGCAACGCAATCATCACCAGATTATGATCATCTAATGAGCCAAATCTTAATATTAGGAAACGGAGAGAAAGACCATTTTTTCAAAACGAATGCAGATAGTACATCTCCCGATATTTTTTTACGTGGCCAAAGAATGATAGTATATAAATTACTAGGTGATTTGCTACATGCTGTACTTGCTACACCGGATGACCTAGTATTTACACTAGACACGTATTTAAAAGATAGATGTAGAAAAAATGGCATAGCGGTTGTTGCCAAAGAATCAAATCTATTAGATGTTTTATTTAATAAAAAAACAAAATTGTATGATGTATGGATTGATAAATTATATGACAGAGATGAGAAAAAAAATCCATATGAAATAACTGGTGGAACAAAAGGGAAGGCAAAAAAAGCTCCTGCAAAAGTCCTTTCAAAGGGAAAAAAGAATAAACAGGTAGAATTAACTGGTAAAGAAGGAATATTGAAAGAAGGAAGAGAGGAAATAGCTAATGTGATGACTTCACGCAAGAGTGGTAATAAATACAAAAAAATATTAGTATCATGTTTCAATTATCATCCTGCTAATGAAATTATACCAGATGAAGGAATGGATGTTGAGCTTCCAGAAAGTACAGGAGGTAACAATAAGAAAGAATACGAAAATCTTGACAGATTCCCCGAGTATCGTACATTAAAAGAGCTGTCTGGACAGTCTATTACTGAACTATTACAGTTTGTAGAAACTAAAATAGAAAACCAGATGAAATTGAATAATGAAGTAATTGAAAAAGCGAATACGGATGAAGATAATAGACAAGAACTTACATATAATACAGAATTAACGTCATCAGTAGATAGTCTTGAGCAACAAATATTAATGTTGATTAAGAATTTGTATGCAATTAAAGATGAAAAAGCTATAGGAGTAAGCGACAAAATGGCCGAACTGGTTGAATTATTAGTAGATGACGCAAATATGTTATTTGAAGGTGACCTGGAAATATATTTACTTAGAAGTATTTGTAAAGATGATAAAAAAGCATTGGAAATGTACAATATTATGAACAGTTTAACAGACGAACACGGATTATTTGTATATGATTATCGTCTTCTATTAGATTTCGTTGAAAATATAGAGTTAATAAAAGATAATACACCAGAGCAGATAGATAATATAAAAAATGATAGTAACTTTGACTTCTTAAATAATAAAATTAACGAATATACTCGTAAAAAAGAACTATACCAACCAACTATTGAAGACCTTGAACAGTATTCTTTGATGAGTGAAGAAAACAGAAAAGAAATAGATGAAGTGAAAAAAAATAATTATACAACACACGTACCTAATGTTAATGTACCTAATGTTAATGTACCAACTAATGTTTTTAGGAATGGTATAGAAATGTATGCTGGTGGTAAATTTAGAAAAACAAAGAAAAATAAGAAAAACAAAATTAAAAAGTTGAGGAAAAAGACAAAACGGATTCAAATAAAAAAGAAGAATAGCACCAGAAGAAAAAAGAACTAACCAATTGAGAAAAAAGTAACATAAAAAACATATGATTGTATTATTATCTACATTCATATGTCAAATAAAAGAGGAAATAAGGCAACGTCTAATCCACAAAATATACGTACAATAGATACTAAGCATGCTGAACTATTAGAGAGATTTCAAAAAATAGAGAATGAAATAATACCTCAACTGCAAAAAGAGAAAGAGACGTTAAAACTCTCTGTCAATACTCTTAATGAAAACCAATTAGATGATTTTATGTTAATCAAAGATAAAATTGTAGAAATAAACAAGCAAATCAAATTATTAACACGAGAACGTAAAACATATTTGTTGGACAATTCAAAACATATTTTTGAATATTTTGAACAGAAACAACAGATTTCCAATGATTCCAATTTAATCAATCAGAATTCAAAGGTATTAAATTCCTTTTTCAAAATAAAAGCAGTTACGGAAGAATCAAGCAATATATCTAATGACAAATATAACCAATCTAAACAATATTACTCACAATATTGGGCAAATGTAAATAATGAAATTCAAAATATACAATCCTATATTATTGCCACTGATATTTGCAATATATGCAATAATGGCGAAATGATTGCATTAGACGAAGAAGGTATTCTCGTATGTAATAATGATAAATGCGGTAAGTATATATCTTATATCGTGGATAGTTCAAAACCGACTAACAAAGAGCCTCCAAATGAAGTCTCATATACTGCATATATACGTTTGAATCACTTCAAAGAGATATTATCTCAGTTTCAAGCAAAAGAAACTACACAAATACCCGAAGAAGTCATTGAAGATATCCGTGCCAGGATTAAAAAAGAGAGAATTACAGACATGTCTTTGATTAATTATGATAAAATGAGAGAAATATTACGTAAATTGGGGTACAATAAATATTTTGAGCACATTCAATATATTAATTCTATGTTTGGAATAAAACCACCAGTTATGAATGAAGAATTACACGAAACATTATGTGTTTTATTCATTGAAATTCAGAAACCATGGGCTGTACATTGCCCACCAAACCGTACTAATTTTTTTAATTATACCTACACTTTGTATCAATTGTGTGTATTGTTAGACCAGACCCAATATTTGCCATATATTCCCATGATGAAAGACCGTGAAAAACAGCTGGAACAAGATATGATATGGAAAAAAGTATGCAACGATCTGGATTGGGAATATTTCCCTACTGTGTAATATAATAATTATAGAGTTTATTATTATATTATAAGTTTTTCAATTGGTTGCATTTAAGCAGCAAGGCGAATACCACCAACAAGGGTACTACCAAGTGTCATACCAGCACCATTGCGTGCGCTGGAACCCATCGCAGGAATGAAAACATCAAGGATGCTGAAAGTAGCGGCAGCAGTCAAAGCAATAATGATAATCTCCTCTACATTAAGAGCTTTCTTGGGAATAAGCATCGCGCAAATGGCAACAGCTAAACCCTCAATCAAGTATTTGATAGCACGTTTCAACAACTCGTTCATGTCAAACATCTCAGGCATATTTGAATGTATAATATAACACAATAAAAAAATATCGTTTATTATTATTTACTTGAAATTACTTAAATATATACACCTTGAAAATGTATATTGGCTAAATGTCTTCTTTTGAGAAAAAGTCGTTACCAGATGGTGAAAAAAACCCTAAATATGTAGATCTGTGTGATGAAGATCCTACTATTGCTGGACAGAAATTTGCATGTATATCTTTTGTATCTCCTGAAAAGATTCTCAAGAAAAGAGAGGTATTTTTATTTGATCAGTTTATTAAGCAATGGGAGTTTTCCAAATCTATGGAAAGATATTTTGAATTTATCCATTTTATCGCATATAAGCATAATGTCAAAGTGGATAACTTGATAGAGGATTTTAACGAGTTTGTTAAAGAAGAAGGCATGAAACTCAAAAAGAGTGGCATAGAAGATGATTACAAAAATTTTATGGATAAACAGGAAGATAAGTTGAATGAGCAATTTACACGTGATCATGCTTTCCAAACATCTGTAAGAGGACTAAAGATAAGAGGTGTATTTGGAACGCAAGAAGAAGCTGAGATGAAAAGTAAGAAACTTCGTGAAAACGACCCCAATCACGACATATTTGTAGGACCCGTCGGCATATGGGTGCCTTGGGACCCGGATGCATACAAAACCGGACGCGTAGAACATCTGGAGGAAGAGTTAAACGCTCTTCATCATGAAAAAATGAAGAATGAACAAATGGCAAAGAAAGAATTTGAGGAACGTATTCGTGAGACGAAGAAGAAGGCCATCGCGGAAAATATTGAAAAGGCGAAGGAGCATAACAACGTATTAACACAGACATTGGATGATGAAGGTAACTTAATTGGAGTGAAAGAAACAGTTGATTTTGAATCACGAGAGGTTGCCGATGCAGAATCTACGAAATTACATAATGAAATGTTAATTTCCAATGCGAACAACGCTACTGACGAGGACTCATTAGAGAAAGTAGATTGAAAAATTGATTATCAAAAAAAATAAATTGTTATATGCATAATATGAATTATATAACAATACGAAATTTACGATTAGTATGAATCAGCCTACTGCTTTTTACACTGTATTAGAAAAAGTAGTATGGGGATCATTTAATGAAGTACTGCTAACAAAAACAGATTCATTTGAAAAATATAGCGATTATATTGATAAAAATAAGGATAGAGTAAAAGAGTTAGACTGTTTGCATGTTTTATTTTACTCTTATTTTAAATATAAGAAAAATAACCAATCATTCTGTAGAAAACAAAAATATGTCTCTATACAACAAGTATTAAAAAACACATTCTTAAGTGAAGAAAAGAAAGATGAATATATAAATTGTTTATCAACTACCCAAAAACATTATATTGCACTTAATCGGTTTGCATTCTTGTATAAGTATAAAAAAGCCCGATATGGTTGCACTGATGATATGTATATGAACCCTATATCAAAAAAAGGAAATAATTATATTGAAATGTTACAGGAAAATACCAAATATATCTTTACTATCCCTGATATTACAAAAATAATTCGCAAAAGTCTGCATAATTCAGAGGAATTATATGCAGATCCTCTTCCGTGTAAAAACCCGTATTGCAATCTACCTTTCACTAAGAGCAATCTATACGCAATTTATTTTGCTATCAAAAAGAGTGATTATAATATCCCAGAAGCATACCACACCTACTTTCAGTGCAACTTTTCATTAACTAAATTCTTAGATAATTATGAATGTATGCTCAGAGAAAGGGCAATAGATGATAGAAGCAAACTACTGGATGAAAGTTGCACATGTGATGTTAAAAATGATATACTAGATATGATTGAAATGTACAACGACAGTCATTCCAGTTTTAAGATTGACATTCATGATGATTTTCCAGAGGAAACTTTGTTTAAAACATTTACACCTTACGTCAAGTACTATTATCGTAGCATGTTTTCGTTAAATACCATAGACAAGGCAAAAAATCGTCTATATTGGCGTGCTTTACTTAAGCATTTTGCAATTCAAAATCCTCTTTTCGGACGTAAAACCATAAAATCTGTTAAAAAAATGAACAACAAACGCACAAATATTATAGCATTTAATGATATTGCTGGTACGTTTGAAGCACCTTGTAATTATAATACAAATGATAGTGATTGTCATATCAAATATAGCAATATTGAAAAGAAATTTATAACAGATTATAGAAAAGATATTCAAAATGCGGTGTATGGTAATTCTACTCACAATGTACGTGAAGATTTCAACAGCATAATGACACAGTACATAAACTATGCAGATAATACTATCAATAATAATATTGAAAGTGGGGATGAAAATGATAGTAATGGCAATGATGACAGTGATGACAGTGATGACAGTGATGACAGTGATAAAGAAAGTGTTAAAACTGAGATTGAATCATATAATGCCGATTTACCAGTGGTAGAGGATATGAATGTTAGAAACACACCGGCTTAGATAAAATATACTAATTCAAGAAAATAATATTAACAATAGCAAATATTATTTTTTTACCATTTTGATTTTTTCACGTTAATAGTAGTTGCTGACTTCTTCTTGGACTTGCTTGGGTCGTATGCATCGTCTTCGTCATCAGAACCCATATTTTTAGAAATCTCCCAAAACTCTTTTGAACCCAATCTAAAATCCGGATGTTTCTCAGCTTTATACCAAAATATCTGGTCATTCAACTTATTTGATTTCGCATTGTTATTAATAACCAAACATTCATAATTTTCGGTGGTCTGATCCATAACTGCACAAAACGCTTCCAGTGTAGGAAACATACTTGCATAATTTTCCCAGATGCGCTTCCTATTTGTCAAATAGGGTTCTCTTAATAAGAATACATAATCTATATTGGTTCTAAGATTAGGTGGAATGCCCAAAGGATACTGCATGGTAATAATTAACATAATTTTCCAATGACGTCCATTCATAAATAACAACCGCATCATTTTATCTCGGGTCCAACCTTGGTCATACAAACAATCATCTAAAATAACAAACGCTCTGGGGTCTATAGTGGTTCTTTTATATGTTTCCAGCTCCTTATTTACTTGCTTCAGTACTGTTTTTTGTCGGCGAAGTACATTCTCTATCAACACCGTATTATACTCTTCATGAATGAATAATTTAGGTACATGGGCAGCATAGAATCCATTGCCGGCTTCAGTTCCAGAAATAACCGTCCCAATAGGAATATCTTGATGATAATAGAGAAGATCTCTAACTAAAAACGATTTACCAGTGTCACGACGCCCAATCATAACGATAACCGGTCCTTTATTTTCATCTGGTTTAAAGGTAATTTCGCGCATATTAAATTTTTTCATTTCTAATGTCATTTTTATTGAATTTGTAATAATGTAAGAACATATATATTTCTTTATTATCAAACGTGAATTTACCAGATATTATTTTGCATTAGTTTGAATAGTTTAAGAAAAATATACAATCCACTTATATTGAGTATTTTTTTCCAATTATGCCTAAATTTGAATTGTATTACCATAAGATTCCTAAACTGAATGCATCATTCTTTAACGACATTTCTAATAATTCTACCGTAACTGAATATAATCCATATAAAATTAGTAATTATCAAAATTACAACCCTCTGTACAATGAATTATTTCATTTAGATGAAAATACCTATAACAGAATTACTTTAAATCAAAGATACCAATTTGTCGATCCGAATACTGTGTATGACAGAGTATCTGACACCAATTTAGAACAAAATATTTTCATAAAGTTTTCACCTCTGTTAGACCCTATGCGATATATGGTGGGTAAATATAAAGAACAACTACCTATTATACAGAACTTGCCTGGCATCAAAGACAATGTGGGCACAACTCACCCTAAATATATTGATACGAATAATGTTTCCTATACTGATAATTTCTTTTGCTATCTTTGCAGTCAAGTGCTGCATATGCATTCTTTTGTCAACTCACTTGATTATTATGGATCATTTTTATGTATTCAAAATAAATACAAAATAGATATATCTGATGATATTGAATATTTACAAAACTCTGATTATTTCAATAAACATTTGAATGAACTTTTTACAGTAACACTTACCAATAATCCTTTCTTGAATTTTGCATCGAGAGCGAACAAAGAACCTTTGCGTATATCAATGAATAATAAACACAATGTTACTTGTTGCTCTTTGCCGGATTTACAAGTTGATTCATCAGAAAATAATTCATTTGATAATGCAGAATTAAATATGGTATATGAAAATAGTAATATTTCTAAACAAGATAATTACATTGATAGTGACGAGGAAAGTATAGGCGATAGTAGCCAGGATAGTCGTGTATCATATTCATCGAATGATTCGGAATTAATCAATGAAAACACAAATAGTAGTGTCCATGATGGTGACACTGACAGTGCTGGTGGCGATGAAAACTGGGAAACAGATAGCGATGATGAAAGCGGGCATTCTTCTATGTGTGAAAATGAAACATTTGCTTACATTAATGAATATCCAGTTCAAGGAATATGTATTGAAAAATGCAAGGGCACGCTGGATGATTTATTTGAAAATGAACAATTAAGCAGTAGCGAAGGCATTTGTGCATTGTTTCAAATTATAATGACTCTATTATGTTACCAAAAATGTTTTCATTTTACTCATAACGATTTACATACAAATAATATTATGTACTGTGACACAGATATTGAATTTTTATATTATAACTATAATGGTCAGCTATACAAAGTGCCTACATATGGAAAAATTTATAAAATAATAGACTTCGGTAGAAGCATTTATAAATTTAATGGACGAATTTATTGCAGTGATAGTTTTGGTCCAGAAGGTGATGCTGATACACAATATAATACAGAACCATTTTTCAACGAAAATAAGCCAAGAATTGATCCAAATTTCAGTTTTGACTTATGCAGACTGGGCTGCTCTTTGTATGATTTTATTATTGACGATGATGAAAACCCCACTGACTTCAATGATCTTCAAAAAGTTATCCAGTTATGGTGTCTAGATGATAACAATAAAAACATTTTATACAAAAAAAATGGTGAAGAAAGATATCCTGATTTCAAATTGTATAAGATGATTGCTAGAACTGTACATAACCATACTCCCGAAGCTCAACTTAAATTACTCTTTTTTTCACAGTTTGAAATATCTAACAAAAAAATAGGCAATATAAACATTATGGATATTGATAAAATACCTACTTATGTCTGAGACATACCAAGCAAACGAACTCTTTTTTGACGTATAGCATTTTGACCACTAGTCGTGAAAGTAGATCTAAAATCTATCATATCACTCTTTACAATTTCTCCATGATGGTCACTATATATTAGTCGCTTGATTTCAAAACTCTGCATCTTGGTGTAACAATCCACACACGGTTGGGAACAATCTAAAGTATTTGAGTTTGTAACACGTGCGACGTAAAGAGTAATTTTTTTTGTAATATTTTGTTTTCTGCATTTTCTCAATACATCAATCTCTGCGTGACACGAACATGCATGTGCAATCAGTCCATCTTTGGAATGTGTTCTATAGTTATTAAACCCCCTCGCTACGATTTTCCCAGATACAACTGCAACACACCCGTGTTTATATCCAACGATTGATTTGGTCGCTTCATAACCAGCAAGTTGTATGTACCGCAAATCCCGGTTTGAACATGTTAATGACATAACATACTATATTGATTTCTGTTTAGATTGAATAGATTATATAAAATCTATTCAATTTTTGTATATTTTTATCTTTTTCTGATACTATACATTCATGGTTGTATATCATATTTTTTAGCAAAATCAGCAGGCGTATATATTGGGATATTCATGTCTTTTGCTTTTTTTACTTTATTAGAAACGTCATCATAAGATTTTGTAATAAGTATATCTGTATTTTTCCCTATATTATCATCTAATATACCGCCTATCGTATCCAATGATTCTATTATGTGCTTATCTCTCACTTTCGTCATAACTATATGCTTTCCATAAAGTGCATGAGAGGTATCATAAGTCTTTACGTCTTTGTTTTCAAACGTCATTGTATTTTCTAATTCACTTGTTAGCTTGTGTGTTAGTTTAATTTCTTTTATGAAAACCATAAATTTGGTTATATTTTCTACAAAACTTTTTGCGTTTTCTGTGCCAATTCCAGGAATAGACAATAACATCTTTCTTTTCTCTTCCTCGCTTTCGGTGCTAGTTAAAATTTCAGGATACTTACTCATTATAGGAGTAATTTTTCTAATACCGATTCCTCTTCCAAATAGGTTAGATGCAGCCATAATATCAATTAATGAAGCTTTCGCCACTTTATCGCGTATGCCATCATGTATCTTATTTATCATTTTTTCTTTGAAACCTTCTACTTTCTCAAAATCAGTTTTGTTCATGTCTATGATTTTCGGAATGGTATTGTATCCAGCTTTCATTAATCGTTTTACATTGCCACTGGATAAACCATCTACTTCTATGCCTGTAAAAAAAGCGGTTATGTTCTTTTCTTGTACTGTTTCATCCATAGATATGTCGTCTAATACTATATCTACATGCGTTTCCGTCCAATGATAAGGTACTGTTGGCATTTTTGCTTTTTCGGCTGATGTTGTTACGGATCTGATGTGAGGGATTACATCGCCACTGCGCACCAATTCAATTACTGCTCCAATTCCTATTTTATTCGTTTCAATGAAATTACCGTTAAACCCTGTTGCGTATTCTATCGTTACTCCTCCCAATCGTATAGGTTCTATCCTTACGCGAGGTTTCAAATAACCACTTTTGCTTGGTGTCCATATTACATCTAAGACTTTTGCTTCTGCTACTTGGTCTGAAATAACCATCTTAAATGCAAACGCATGTTCAGGATTTCCTGTTTTGCGAATATGGATTTTGTCATTTGTTACAATCACTCCATCTATCTCGTAATCATAATTTGTGCGCCAATCTATTAATGTTTCCGATAACGTTTCATTTGATATTTCAGTGTCTAATCTATTCTGTACTACTCTGTGCCCCAATTCTTCTAACTTCGTCATTTGTCCAGACGGTGTCAATTCTGGTTTAATCACTTCATATGCAATAAAATGTAAATCACGGGATTTTTCATCAATAGTTTTACTATTGACTATTCCTGAGACTAAATTGCGAGGATTTGCAAATGTATTTTTATATTTATCATCAAATGTTGATTTCAAAATAATAAATTCTCCGCGCACTACATAACCTTTTTCTTTGGGCAACTTTAATACTTTTAATAAATGACTAACATCCTGTCCAACTTTTCCATCGCCGCGAGTATATAACTTGGCAGTTTCTCCCTCTGTCGTATATAATCCACTTACACCATCTAATTTACACGACAATAAATATGGTCCGGTATATTTATTTTTCCACTTTGATAATGCAAATGTATCGGGTTTTATTTTATCCATGGAAGCCATCTCATACGGCAATGTCACCTTATTCTTTTCCACCTTGGCTCCTACCCCTTCTAATACTGGATTATTCGGATACTTTCTTTCCATAAATTCAACTATAATGTCATACTCCGCATCGGTTGCAATCGGTTTCTTTGTATTGTAATATTGTTCATTTGCAAATGTGATCATATTTCCCAAATCATACTCAGATAGGTTTTCTATTACTGAAAATCCTTGGGTCTTAAAAGCTAACATGTCTGTTTTTACCTTTTCTTTGTCCATTTTACTTTCCTTTTTCATTTCTTTATCTTTCTTATTGTCATTCTTTAAAACCTTTTTCCTTTTAGTTATATTTTTAGACGAACTTATTTTTAATTTAGATTTGGGTAAATCACTCGCTGTTATAATAGGTACTAACTCTGGTAACTCTTCTATTTCTAGGATTATTGGTTCTTCTATTGGTTTTACTTCCTCTGTTACTTTCTTCTTTTTTGTATATTTACGTTTTGGTTTATCAGTGGTTGGTTTTATTTCTTCCGTTACCTTCTTCTTTTTAGTATATTTACGTTTTGGTTTATTAGGTTTATCAATAATTTGCGATTCTATTGTTTTATTTATAAACTCAACCGATCGTCCATCTATGCGCTCGTCGGGCGTCTTGTATTTCATATTCAATACTTTGAATATATCCTCTTCAGTTTTTACATTCTTGTCTAATTTATCTCCTTTTTTCTCTCCAACTTCTTTTTCATAAAATCCGTGCTCATTGAGCGATATGCCCATTTTTAGTGAATGCCCACGCATAACAGTATTAAATGCTTTACTTCCTGTAAAATATAATACAGCGAAGGGGTACTCGTCGGGTGGGGAATACATAAAATCTACTCTACGTGCTATAGCGTTTCCTTTTAACTTTGCAATAACTAAACATTTGGTATTTCCACAAGACAATATTTCTAATATGATGCCAGTAGCTTTCAAAGATTCTACAAACTGTTTGAATACGTCTGGGTTCTTAGAAGTTATAATCACATCTACATCACCAGATGTCTTTGCACCACGGCGAAAACTGCCCACTATTTCATATTGACTATCTTTATCTGCTATTTTTTTGAATTCTTTACGAAATAATTCGTTATATTCGTTAATCTCTTCGCGAGGAATGCGCTTTATTGTATCTTCATAATATTTCAATCCAATTTTCTGAACATTATTTAATAAGTCATCTTGTCTTTCACGTAATTCGTCAATATTTCTGATGCCTTTTTCTATTAATTCAACTGCTTTTTTAGGTCCAATTCCATGTATATCTGTAAGCCATGTCAAAGGGTTATCTTTTTCACTTTCAAAGATACTCAATGTTCCTGTTTTGATGTATTCATTCATTTTGGATAGTATTGTTGGACCTATATGAGGTTTCCCTTCCATCTGATTCACATCTGTAATATCATTTTCTTCAGCCAATACTGTATCTAGAGCTCTACTGTAAATGCGAGAACGAATGTTATCACCTTTTTTTTTCATCACAATAGACATCTTTTCTAACATTTCAGATAATTGTTCATTCAATCTGGTTTCTTTTAAAGATTCCTTTTCGTGCATTTTATCTGAAATATTATCATCCTGGGACATGTTTTTATCACTCTTTAAAACGTCTTTTCTACCTTTATCAATCATTCGTAAAATACTATTAGTTTCATCTTCTATTGTATCTTTCTTAATTATATCCATAATATATATTATGGATATAAAATAGTTATCTAAAACCCAGGTTCATCTGTAAATATTTGGGTTGCTTTTAAACTGCTTGATTTACTGTCGGTAACTATATTCATGAAATCATTAATTGATCCATTCATGCTTAAAAATGCAAATAGCGCTACAAAACCAGACACAAATACATATACAGAATCTCTAATGATGTACTTTAATGGTTTCCATTCTTTGGTTACATATTTCATTTCTAAAATTTTCAGTAAGAAAAATATGCCGGATATTAACACTGCTATTATCAACAACTTTTCCATCTAATATACTAAAATACAGAATATATTACTACATTTACTACGCATTTTCCTAAATTGGAGGCAATTCTTCAATATCATTTAATAAAATGTCTTCAGTGGATACTTTACTGACTGGCTCATCTAAAATATCAAATCCACTTAAGTCTATTGGCTCTGTAGATATTTGCAATCTTTCGTCATCGTCATCCTCTTCCTCTTCCAATTTCCTTTGCAATGCACGAGCAGTACTTATATCCTCCAAACGTTCTATTGACTTTG